GGTGAATAATTTCATTTGGTCTATCTAATCCGCCTGCAATTGGGTTCTCTGTTTCTTGATCTCCAAAGTTACGGAAGTATACTGCCTTGCCATATAACAATTGAATGAAGCCATCACGAAGACGACGCACACGCATTGTCTTTGCAGGAATATGTCCGATATATCCAATTCGTCCAGCAGATGTTCTGCCGATTTCGATATAGCCATTTCCTGTTGCCTCAACATCTGTATAGGCTTTAATTAATGTCTCTGTAAATGTTTCTTCTTCGTTGCAATCTTCTAGCCAATCATATAAATCTTGGCGAAGTCTATTTAGCTTTCTACGAGCACGATCTAATGCTTTATCGTCTGTGATATTATCAAATGCTTCATTTGTCTTTCTTGTCTCAACAAAGTCATGACCTAGTCCTACTATGTTTGAAACCTTAGCATTAATTGCTGCATAGTTGTATGGTGAAATTTCGTAGATAGTTGAAAGATAATCTAAATTGTATGGTGGTTCGATAAGATCGAACATAGCATAGCCAGTAATTGCTTGTGCTAATAAATTCTGCTGTGTCTCAGTTCCTTCAATACCTTGAAAACGCTTTTGTAATTCTCTTCCCATCTTACGACGGAATGCAGGACTTAATCCTGATATCTTTGTTAGGTCTTCTCCGCTTACTTTAAATAGATCTGTACTTGTCTGCTCTCTTGGAGTATTAAACTTCATCCAGTCGGCAACATTAGATATCGCTATCTCTTGTGAGTTATCATCTTCTTCGTATTTAATCATTACTGTCCCTCTGCCCTCAAATTTTTCATTTCGTCTTTATAGTTTCCAATATCCAAAGGATCTGGAACTAGACCCCACCTTAATCTTTGTTCTTGTTCTGCGTACTCTTCATCTGTAATCTTTCGTCTTGCTGAAAGAAATTTAGGCCCGCCTTCATATATACCGTACGAGCGAACTTCTCTAGCCAAAGCATCGACTCTGGATCTATTTCCTTTTTTGGACGTGATCGAAAGAAAGTTGCCATCTTCGTCTCCAATCCATCTGCCGTCTGGCATCTCCCAAACATATATGCCCAGGGTTGATTCTTCTTGCAGAATCTTAGTATTTGCTTTACCGATATCCATAGAAGTTTATTTTACCACTCTTTACGGTCTAAGTCCAGCTTTTTGTCAGGGGTATTGACAAAATTATGTACTTTGCAACACTATCCAGTCATTATTATATGCAATAATGTCTGATTCTGTCAGGGTGATCGCTGGTTCCGTTAAAGTTGAAACAGATCTTCCAGTATATAATTCAAAATGGGTCTCTACAATTCCAGAGGTTAATTCCTTTTCGTAGGTCGTAATATTCTTATATAGGTTAGATGGGCCACCAGATGTTTCGTAATTTAATTGTAATGTCCCAGTTACTGGGGTAGTAAATACTATTACGACATGGTGTGGCTCTTCTGCATTTAAATATGAGCTAATGTTTGTTTGATTAGTTACATCTACATTGTTAACATATATCTTGGCTATATTGGCCTTAGAGACCACTCCAGAGCCGTTCCAGGCCAATCTGGTAGTAGAAGGGTCGGAAGCATAGAAAAGGGTGTTAGCGCCCAACGTAAGGGGCGTAAAGAACATCTCTACGGACTTGATAGAAGACAATGTATTAATATTAAATCCTGCTGCATTTTTAGCTCTAATTCCATTTGTATAATTGCGGGAAAGTATAGGATAATTTAATGACCCCAGATAATATTCGGTGGTAGAAGATATTCTATCCCCGTAATTATCGGCATAGATATCTTTATTTGAATAAAAGGCTATGCAGAAGAATGACAAGATTGGCAGATATTTACTGGCATCTGAGGTAGACATAGTTATTCTGATATAGATATTGCCACTAGAATGAAATGAGTCCTTTGTATATTGTGGAAGGGGTTGTCCATTTACGCATGAGACATATGTGGTTCCATCTATACTGGATTCTATTGTTATTCCTAAATCATTCCGCCACTCAACTTTTGATGTAACCAAATTTAATCCCGACGGGATTGTAATAAAATCATTAATAACAAATGTTCTAGAAGTTACAGTATCTGTCTCATAGAATCCAATGTGTCCGTCTACTAAATCGTAATACGTATTATCATCTAGCCAATCTGTCCAAGGCTTATTTACTGGATAAGAGTAATCAAAGGCTGGCTTCAAGTTGGCATCTGATCCTGAATATAAAACTCCCTCATCTGGATATGCCACCTGAATTGCAGGAGATGTTATGTTGCCGCTTATATAATGTTTAGCAATTGTTTTATCTGGCAGAGCGTATCGATATATTGCTGGAGCATCGACAGTAAATTCATCGCCTGTCGTCGTACTTGGTCCAATTTGTAATCCTAGTGTTGTGTTTGTAAATTTAAAATTAGTTAATGATTTAGAAGATACAGAGATTCCGTCAATATATAACAAGATGGATTCTCCTGTGTACTTACCAGCAATATAGGCAGTCTTCTTGGAATATGTAAGCGGAGATATTACCCACTCATCTGCTGAAACCTTAAATACAATATGACCGTTGTCCCAGAATAATCCTATGCTATTTGTAGTATCGGCAAATAGTCTAACTACATCGGTTGACTCAATTGATGGATATATCCATGCTTCTATTGTGAAGTCATTATCTGAAGTATATTTTGTTCCAAATCCCGCCCCAACTGTTGCACCATAATAATCTTTAGTAACAGGTACAGTTATGTATGCTGTATTTGTTATACGAGTTCCTGATAACCCGCCTGAAACTAATGGTAATATATTTGATGCAGGAGACCCTACATATGTAGCATTGTTTCCGCATCCTGAAATATCAGCAGCGTTGGTACCCGAAGATTCATCCAATGGCCAAAAACCAATTGGGTAATCCTTGATTACCTTGAGCTGATATGACATATATTTATTCCGCTGCTTCTGCTTCTAGTTGTAACTTAAAAGCTTCATATGCAGGGTTTCCATCAACGGCGGGGAATGAAGTAAACTCATCATTCCCACGATCTATAATAATATGATCTGTTGTTGTTCCATCCATATTTTCAGTTGTTATTGTTTGATAATTTAGCATTTTATTTCTCCTTTTTATAGTTCTGCGTTGAAGCCCAAGTAGCCTGCAGCATTATTGTTGTTCATAATATGTCCTGGTCTATATTGTGTGTATCCGCTTGCATTAACTTGCACAACTATTCCATATGTTCCAGTATGTATTGTTAATCCTACAAAATTTGGACTCAAGACTCCGACTTGAAAATCTCCAAATCCTACGTTTGCAAAGTCGACTGAAGTTGGACTAATTCTCATAGGTACTGGGAAATGCATGTGGCTATATGATGTTGTAGAGGAAGAGGCCATCCCATTGGCGTGAGTTGAATATGCTGATCCAGGGGTTGATCTCCAATAATATCTTTGGCATGCTGCAAGCTCACTTTGAAGGGTTCCTGTTGCACGGCTAAATGGCGTGGCAATTGATCCTATTTCTAGCTGTACTCCTGTTATTTCAAAATAATCTGCCGCTCCAGCTGTACCTGTTGGGGTATACCCAAACTGATATCCTATTTGATTTGCATTTGCTGGGAATGTTCCAGTTATAGAAAAACGTTGCCATGTAGCTGTAAGTGTTTTTGTTTCTTGTACAAGAGTCGTGTTGCCAGTAAATCCAACAAATACATTCTGATCTGTGCCAGTACCATATTGTAGTCGTGCATACAATCCGTTTGCGGATTCAGAAAAATTTGCTCCTGCACGAGCATAAAAAGAAAGTGTTACTGGTTTACCAATTAATGGAATTGAGTTTGCTGTCTCAAGTCCGCTTCCAATAATTAAACGTCCAGTTCCAGTATTTGATGCAGGTCTTTGCATGCGAGCACAGTATTGAATATTAGGAAGATTAGTTGTATCTCCAGTTACTTGACGACTAACAGTTCTACTTTCAGAATCTGTAAAAGTTGACCATCTATCTGCTGTGTAAACACCATTTCCTGCTGCAACAGATGTTCCACGTTGCCAAATATCAAATGCTCCATTAATAATAAAATTTTTGCCTGCAATTGTTGAAGGACCCGCCCAATTTAATCCTGTTGTTTGTGTTGAATCAGCAACTAGATAAGATCCATCTGCTCCCACCGTTCTTTTTTGAACAGTATCGGCGGCGGTTCCAACAATTAAATCTCCCTTAGCATCTACAATAGAGGCGGGAATCTGATCATGTGAATGTGCTCCTACACCAATTGGTAACCATGTATCTGTCTCTGCATCATATACATAAGCAGGTCTTGTTGTATTTCCTAAATTAGCCATTTTGCTCCTCCGTCCACTTTATATATTCTTGATAATCTGAGTTTGCTGGGTCTTTAGGTATCCAATACTCAGAACCATCTTCATCTACTCTATGGATAATACCTAAACCTAAAACATTTGTAACTTCTGTATAAATTGAATTTTTCATTTTAGAACTCCGCCGATGCAGTAAAGCTGATAGACATAGCAGGACCAGATGCGCCTGTTCCAGTATCGTTTGGAACTAAAACCAAAACGTTAGTATCTGAAGCTACTGTCAATGGTGAAACATTATCTGTTCTTGCATCGTTTGCAGCGTATGTACTCATTTTAGAAACATTTCCAACTGCATCAGAATATGCAATTGTTGGAGAAACTCTCATTGGAACTTTAAAAAAATAAGGTGAGGAGTACTGATATGAATTTGGATATTTTCCAGTCTTCCAGCCAGCAGCAAAATAATATCTTTGACATGCCGCAAGCTCGCCCTGAATAGTTCCTGTTGCGGTAGTAAATGGAGTTGCAGTTGGACCTGCTTCTAATTGTAGGCCCCAAATATCAACTTGAAATGTACTTGATGTAGGAAATTTTATTCCAACAAATAATGCATTTGATGCATCCCCTACTGTTTTACCAGAAAAAGATGTAGGAGTAAATGTCACTGAATACCTTTGCCAAGAAGTTGTTACTGAAATAGTAGATAGCGTATCAACAAAATTTTCTGCGCTTCCGCCAGATCCAAAAAATTGACTATATCTAGTTAATATTGATGTATTTGCACTTGATCTAGCCCAGAATGAAAAAGTTACTTGCTGACCAGCAAAAGTTCTAACGTCTTCAATTGGTTGCCACAAGTCTGCGGTAGATAATGTGCTGCTTCCAATATTAGTGCAAGCAACTCTCATATAGTGTTTTCCTTCATAACCATTAACTGGTGCTGCTCCGCCAGTAAATGTCTGTTGAGTAACAGAAAATGCTGGGGTTCCAGTTCCAGCCATATACATGTAATATCTATCCGCCATATACTGTTTTGAAAAAACAGAACCAGTAAAGGAAGTACCACGCTGCCATATACTAAAATCGCCGTTAATAATTTTATTCTTGCCCACAACAAATGGCGGGATAGGTCCAGAATTGTTCTGTTGAGATTTAGCTGTATCTAATGCTCTACTCATTATTTGCCTCCATCCATTTTAAATATTCTTGATAATCTGAGTTTGCTGGATCCATCGGAATTGAATATGATATTCCGTTTTCTTCGTATTGAATAGCAGTGTTTCCCATTGGACTTGTAACTACATTGTATACTCTCATTTATAACTCCGCACTAAAATCAATAAACCCAGACGCATTGGCCAAGGCAAAATATCCAGCATTTCCAGCGGTTCCAGAAATTTCTGTACCATTGTAGATAATCATTCCGTTTGTGTTGGCTATATCTACCAAGAATGAGTTACAATAATCTGAACCGCCATTGCGAACAAAAACGTAATAAGAAGTTCCTGTTGAAGCAACAAGAGTTGGAGACACTCTCATCTCTACGGGGAACTTAACATAAGTATTGGCTGCTGTTGTGCTGTAATTACTGCCAAACCCAATTGGGGCATTCAAAGTTGAAACATGACGATAATAATATCTTTGACATGCAGCAAGTTCACCCTGGATGGTTCCTGTTGATGTAGTAAATAGGGTTGATGAAGATCCAATTTCTAATTGAACATTTGCAATATCTATTGATATTGCTGGTTTTCCAGAACTTAAATTTATTAAATATAAAGGATAAAATCCAGAATAACTAGAGCCTGCTGTTGTGTATGTATAAACTATTTTTTGCCAGATTGTTGTTATTGTAGGATTTCCAGTTGAAGAAACTAGATCTCCAAAAGTAAATGTGTTTGCCGCAATTGTTCCGCTTACTGATTTAGCCCAAAATGAAAGTGTAAGTGTTGTGCTTGCTTCCGCAAACATATCAGACGGGGCTTCAATCCTTTGCATAAATGCCCAATATTGTCCTGATGAAATTGAACTATTAGTTGTTACTCTACAAAAATATACTGGGTTATTTGGAACATCTGTTTGTCCAGAAGTAAATGACTGTCTAGAAATTACAGTTGAAAGTGAATTACCTTCAGTTCTCCATCTATCTACAGAATATTCATTTACAATAGATGATGTAAAGCTAGTTCCTCTTTGCCAAATATTAAAATCACCATTTATAATCTTATTCTTTCCAGCTGCAAAATATCCTGTATTCTGAACAAATTTATTGTCTGCTGCAGACTGTGTATATGTATCTGTAGTTGTTATTTGAAGGGGACAAATTATTTCTACGATATCCCCCGCCACAATTGCTGAAGACAATACAACAGATGTTCCTGTTGTTGCAGTATAATCGGCGGCAGATCTAGAAAGCAATGTTCCATTTAAAAATACTTGTTCATACCCTGGAGTATATGCTAATGGGATAGAGTTATCATCATTACCAGATAATGTTGTAGTTCCTGCCGATGGCAGTTTATACCAACGAGTTACTGTTGTTGATGGAACCGATGCATCTGTGTCTAACCAAATTTGTCCGTCAACTGCAGTTGATGGCATTGATGCCTGTGCAGAATGGACGGCGGTATAAGGTAATGCAGGAGCAACATCTTGCCATGCACTTCCATCCCATACTCTTATTTTTTTAGCCATTTTGTCCCTCCAGCCACTTTAAGTATTGTTGATAATCTGAATTTGCTGAATCTGCTGGAATAGAAAGCATTATGCCATTATCGTACCATGCATTAATAGTTGTATTGCCTGATGGTGTTGTAATTATTTCATATCTTGGATTCATTTATAACTCCGCACTAAGGGCTAAATGTGATGATGCATTATTTGTTACTGAGTTTCCTGTTGAACCTGCAGTACCACTTGCATCTGTATTATTATAAAGTAAGCAGGCCCTACTGCTTCTTACATCTATTGTTAATGAATTTAAAGAATCGTTACCAGCAACAGCATAAACATTATAATATCCAGTACCAGTGGTCTGAACAAGGGTGGGTGATGAAGTTCTCATTTCAACTGGAAAATTTACTATTGTAGACATGGCTGTTGAAGTTGGGTACCAGGCAGCTGCAATTGGAGCACCTACACCACTTGCTACTAACAAATAGTATCTTTGGCATGCAGCAAGTTCACCCTGAATAGTGCCTGTAGCAGTAGTAAAATTAGTTGCTGTAGATCCTGCTTCTACTTGCACTCCCCAAACGTCGATGTCGGTATTTAGTGTTGAAGTTAATAAATAAAAGTTTAAGAAACTTGAAGTTCCAATTGTTTTGCCTGAAATTGACGCCGCAGGAATTGTTGCCGTAAATCGCTGCCAGGATGTTGTTACATTTGCTGCTGTTCCAGCGGCATATGTGCTAGCTGAACCGCCTGAACCAAAGTTTTGCTCAAGATATGGTTGCAAGGATAAAGAACTTGCTGCCTTAGCCCAAAAAGATACGGACACGGTTTGTCCAGCAAAAGCCCTGACATCCTCAATTCTTTGACCTAATTGAGTAAAAGTGTTTGTGTTTGCAAATCTTAAAAAATATGTTCCTTCGTAGCCCGCAATAGGCGCAGTACCAGCCGCAAAGGTTTGACGACTTACTGTAGCCGTACCGCTAAAAGCATTTGTCCACCAGCGGTCAGCGGTGTATAAAAGAGATGATGTTGTGCTAAAACTTGTT